CTGGTTCGGTAAACACAACACCAACTGGAAAAATCCGTTTGCTGGAGCAACCATCGAAAAACGAACCAATACTATAACTCTAAACGCAAAATACACCGATATAATGGTTTATAAAATTTGATCCGTTTGAGTGTTATGGTTAAGTAAGTCTAAGACTACTTAATTCTTGTCCGAATTTATGTAAGGCGGTTTCTATTTTTCGGGTTGTTTTTTGTGTTGGTTTGCTTCTGCCTGTTACGTAGTGCGATAATTGTACTTGGTTGATACCCGTTAGACGTTGCAAACCTGCTAGGGTTATAATATTTCCGTAATATGATAAAAACGAAGCTACATCGTAATGAAACTCAAATTCAACCTCAATAAATTTTTCGTTTTTAGTTGCAAAAAAATCTTTCATCGCTTGATAAGCAGATAAAAAATCCCTCACAGCTTCTTTTATATTGTTTCCATTGCCATGTATTCCATAATTAAGTGTATTATCCTCCAAATCAACATAGACACTATAAGTATTATCGTTTCCTATTTCTATAAAAGCTTTTACTTTTTTCATTTTGTTATAGTTTACGTTCCAATTCAGAATATTTCATTTTTTTTATTAGTCTTATAACTACACTACAAGGATACGAGTTTTAATACTACCAACCAAGCATTTCACCATAACAGATATAAACCAGCTGGTCTTGTTTTGAAGGTAAGCAATGGAAAATTATTGATATTCTTCGGGAATTTGTTGGACGTGTTTTATGTAACCTCTGAACTCTCTACCTAATCGATACGTCAAAAAATAGTAATAAAACGTAGCCTTCATCGAACGGGTGAGGTTTATTTTTCGAGGGTTCGATTTATCGGCAAATAACAGACTCAGATACGAACTATCAACCCCAAGCTGTTTGATTAAATCTTTGCGTTTGATACCTAGTTCGTCCATCTTGGCAAAAATCCACTCCTCGGTTATATCGCTCAATTGTAAATTATAAACCACGGGTATAATTTTTATTTCTTTGTCAGGAAATATTTTTCTTGCCCTATCGTACAGTTCTTTTTGATTGAATAAAAATCCTTTTAATAATCGAGCCTGGGTAATTTTTATGATGTTGTTTTCCAACAACTCAATATCAATTCCAAAACGTCTATTGTTTCTTATCGATAATTTTTGTCGGTCGGTAAGTTCCAGCTGTTCGGAAATTCCGAACGATTGCGGTTCTACTTGTGGCTCTAAAATTTCTGTTTCCATTATTTTTTAATTTTACAGGTTAAAGAGGGTTTTTATAAACCCTCCGTTTCTAAACGAATTTCTTCTTCGTAAGTAAGGTTGTAAAAAGCTATTTGTTCGTTTTGTTTTGCAAATTCTGTAGCTTCTTTAAACTCTGTTTCTGAAAAAACTCTCACGCTATCAAAGTAAAAAAGCCCGCTTTCTTCGTCCAGCCACCCGCCGATTGTCTTATCATTTTCCATAGCGTGCTTGATTACTTTTTCTAAATCTTCCGAACCAAAACTATTTTGTGTTTCTTTAAAGGCTACGGAAAAACCAAATTTTACTGGTTCTAATGTTTCTAGTGAAACCGTTTGGGTTTTTTTTAGAGTATTCCAAAACTCTTTCTTTTAAATTTATCATTTTAAAAACTGATTTTGTTTAACACCACAAAGATAAAACAAATATTTTAAATACACAAGGTTTATGTATATATTTATTTGAAAAACACAAACATTTACAGCGTTTATTTTTATCGGAGCTTTGGTGAACCCTAAAGGGTTTCTCCATTTTTAATTAAAAAAATTCCCACAACCCTGACAAACAACCACACAACCACAACCTTACTTTTGCTAAGGTTTAATCAAGAAAAATGCACGAAATCAAACTATACGGCGAGGTAGTTCCGTTTGCTGATTTACAAAAAGAAGGATTTGTAAACCTTTCCTATCTACAAAAACAACTGCAAAAAGCAAACGGCAAAGACGTAAAAATTCGGATTAACTCCGTTGGTGGCGATGTGGACGAAGGATTTGCTATCTACTCCGAACTACGCCGTTATGCCAGCCAAAACAATGCCAAAATAACCACACTGGCCGAAGGGCGTTGTGCCTCGATTGCAACTATTTTTTTCCTAGCTGGCGATACCCGTATTGTAACCGAATACACCGAACCATTTGTCCATAACGCCTGGTGCTATACCATGGGCGATGCCAAAAAAGTAATGCGTGTGGCCTACGACCTAGAAAAATGCAACCACAAAATAGCCAAACATTACCAACAACACACCAATCTAAGCTACCAAGAAGCACGCCTCCTGATGGAACAAGAAACCGCAATATCGCCCGAAGAAGCAGTCGCATTCCGTTTTGCCACACAAATCGAACCAACCAAAAGACCACAAGCAAAACAACTAATCTTAAATAAATTAAAGCAAACAACCACAAGTATGAAAAATCAAAAAAACAGGAACAACAGCCGTTCCCTAATCCGAGCCTTTAAACGTGCTTTAGGTTTTCAGAACAAAATCGTTTTCGATGCCACCAACAGAAACGTTGACTTTTACGAACTCGAAGACGAAGATACTATCCAAATCGGAGACAAGGCAACCATTGACGGACAAGCCGCACAGGGCGAGGTCGTGATGGCATCAGGCGAAACATACGTCTTCGAAAACGGCGAACTCATCGAAATCATAGAGACGCAAAACTCGGAAGAACCCACAGAAAACACAGACGAACTCGAAGAAAAAGTAGAAGAACTCGAAAAAGAAAACCAAGAACTAAAAGAAGAAATCGAAACACTAGAAGAAGAAAAAGAAGAACTCGAAGAACTGCTAAACAAAGCAACCAGCACACTGACTAATATGCGTAAGAATTTAGCAGAAATACGAGGCAAGGCAGTAGAAACCCGAAAAAACAGACCAAACAAAGAGATAAACACAGCAAAAAGCGTTTCCGCTGCCGTGTTACAATTCAAAAACAACCGATTAAACAAAAAATAAAATGGCTATAACAACTAATTTTTCAAACAAGGTAATAAGTCTAGTAAACGACCTTACCGCAGCCGATAAAGTAAACATCAACGAGGCAATTTTTCAGGAAACCTTTGCTTTGAGCAAGTTTACAAACGCCCACACCATACGCAACGGCGTAAGAGACGGCAATATTATCCCGATTATACTAAACGGCGATACCTATTGTGCTATGCCCGTTAGCGACCCAACCTCCTGCGACCTACCCGAAGGAAATTTAAACCTAAATTTTTCCGCCAAAAAGTGGCGTTTAGCAGAATACGCCCAACGAATCCCGATTTGTATGCGACAATTTGACGAACAATTTTTGGCATTCTGGAATATGTACCGCCAGCGTTTAGACAATCCGACCACCACGCCCGACGCACAGGCATTTTTGACCTTTATAACCGAACAAGTCGAAAACGCTATTATCGGAACACAATGGCGTGCAGGTTATTTCGGCGATACAGCAAGTACAAGCGGTCTAGTCAAAGGAAACGATGGCTTTTTTGTCCAAGCACAAGCAGGTAACGGACACAAAGCACAAATTACCAAAGCTGGTGCAGAACCAACAGGCGAAGAACTGCTAAAAGCTATCGAAACAGCCCTAAACGAAAACGCCGACCAGTTTTGGCTCGGAACGGACGATGTAGTTATCAAAACCAGCTGGGCGGTAGCCAACAAAATCGTTATTTATTTGAACAGCCTAGATAGACTAAGCCCTTATAATTGTACCTGCGTAAACGCCAATGGCATCGTTCGTTCCGACAAGTTCGGCGTGGACGGGTTGCGTTTATTTGGTTATAAAGTAGAGGCACACCGCGAAATTGACGGCTCGGCTATTTGTACGGGCGTTGCTGGTAACAAATACCAAATCATAATCGCTCGTAAATCTAATTTGCTGGCAGGAACCAACACGCTCGACAAACTCGAAGGCTTCGATATGTTTTATGACCAGGTGAGTCGTAAAATATTTATCGACTCTACGGTTTACCTCGGCGTAGCTATCGCACTGGACGAATATATTTATCTAACAACCGACAAAGTAAATTAAAAATGGCAACAACAAGTTTATGTGCAAGTTTGATAACAGGGCAAAACGCCGTTTGTAGTCCACCAAACAGACGCTATTACCAACAGGCGGTATTACTAAAGAAAGACGAAATACTAAATTATGCGGTCGAAAGAACCGACTTTTCTCAGGCAAATCCGACCTGCAAATACGCCGTGAAGTTCAAACTAAAACCAGGCAAAAAAGGCTTTCTTTTTTCGGGTTCTGAAAACGGAAGTAGCTATTTCGGAACGTTCGACAAGTCGGTTTCCGACTTAGGTTTTGTGCAGTACAAACACAACGTCAACATATTGGTTATCGGAGCTACCGAAGAGGCAAAGTGTATTTTGGAGGCTTTGGACAAAGGACGTTTTGTGGTGGCTTTGCAATTCACAGACGGAACAATCGAGATTTATGGCATCGAAAACGGACTTTCCACAGGCGACTATACCTACGATGTGCAAGGTGGCGGTGGTGGTTCGGTAATTGTTTTATCCAGTTCGGAAAACACGCCCGAAAATTATATTCCGTTGGTCTATAAACCGCAAAGCGGAACGGACGGAACAGCTGATTTTGATGCTCTCTTTGAAAATTGAGAATTGAGAGTGTTTATCGTTTATTAAGAATAATTTTAGTCGTTTTTACTAAACTTTTTTATTGTATCGTTTTTTAATATAAATTATGTTCAAAAATAAACATTCTCAATTTCTAACTCTCAACCCTCAATTAGTCAGATCCAGCCCTGACCTTATGGCGTTTTACGTACAGACCTTCGAACAAATACTCGGATACAAACCCAACTGCGTGGGTTGTAGTTTTAATTCGGATTTTCAGAAACTAAAAACAGCTATTTTATCCAAACAAACCCTAAAAACCGCCCAAATTATGGAAAACACAAACCAACAAAAACCGACCTTTGTATTACGTCAAAAAAAAGGTGAAATATTGGTTTATCGCAAGGACAACTACTCTTTTCGTTGTTACGATTATAATCTAACGGAAGAATTTGTAATCAATTATTTGACCTACGGCACGTCGGAAGAAATAGCAAAACGCAAAAAGCTTTTTTCAAAACTTCCTTCTTCGCTTAATCGTTTTAAAGTGAAAAGCGAGGACAAACAACCTAAAAAGAAGAGCAAGTAACCGCAAACCGTTACGATTTGTCACGTCTTGAATAAGTATCTATCACGGAAAAAATCACTTTTCGAGGTACTACAAATTGTAGTAGGATGGTTGCGTTTTTAGTTGGCTACAATCTGTAGTCAACCGCCCACCTTATTGATACCTTTGAAAGTAATAGTAAGAAAAATGGATAAAAAAACAATGTTTCTAAAACGAAACACTAAGTAGTTCTTGTCCGAGCTGGTGTACGGCGGTTTCTATTTTTTTGGTTTGCTCGATAGAAGCGGTTTTTATGCCGTTTTTGTATTGCCTAACCAAAGACGGATTTAAACTCGATTTTTCGGCTATTGCCTGAATGCTTACCCCTTTAAACAAGTTAAAAAAAGAGGATAAATCCATTTTGTAATCAAAACAAACCTTGTTATAGTTGTCTACGTAAGGTTCTTTTGTTTCCTTGGCAATGGTTAAGTTGTCTAATAAGGCCTGTTCAAAATTGGTCTTTAGTTCCTCAAAAGTATTTCCGAATGTAGACACGATACCTTCATAATTTTGAGAAGTTCCCCAGTACGTTCCGTCTTCCGATTTTTCTACGTATACAACAATTTTATTCATAATTATTTTGTTTTATTGTTTTAAACCAGCCTGCTTAAAAATGGAGCAAAGATAAGTAACAAAATTGTTACGCCAAACTTTTTAATTGTTTTTTATTAAAAAAGTCGCCTATTTTTTAGGCGACTTATTTGGCTGAAAAAAAATCATTTTTTGGTGTTAAATTTTTAAATCATAAAAAATCAGCCTTTGTTTTAAATAAGCTCTATTTGGCTTAATTCTTTTCCAAATTCTTGCAAAGCGTTTTGGATTTTTTGTTTTTGAGCTTTGCGAGGCTTGTGTAGTCCTGCGGCGTAATGGTGTATTTGCCTTTGGTTGATACCTGTTAGGCGTTCGATTGCCGAGTTAGTTAGAATTCCTTTATAGTAATGTAAAAAACTTTCGGCATCATATTTATAAACAAGTTTATATTCACGCTTTAAAAACTCAGGAATTTCACAACCTGGCACTTCTTCTTTCATAAATTCGATACAATCCAAAACGTTCTGTTTGCATTCTTCGATAGTATTGCCCGCCCCACAAATACCTTCATCACCCTCTGAACACGCACTAAATAGGTCTTTTCCTGCCTCTATAATCATTGTTATTGTTTTCATTTTTTTATCTTTTAAATTATGTTAAAGGTTTTTTTTTATAATCCCATTTGTTTACGTAATGATTTTTATAATCCTTTGTTCAGTTCTTTTGAGCCGTGATTTGGAATTATTACTATAACGCCGTTTTTGACGTACTTTTCGTGGCTTCCTTTTTTACTTACTAAAGTCCAACCCGATCGTTTAGTTAATCTAATAAATTCACTATATTTCATTTGGTTTATGATTTAAAAATTTAACACCACAAATATAGTATATTTTATATAAACACACAGGGTTTTTCATTATTTTTTATTAAAACAAAAACCCACCTTCAGGCTCAAGAGATGGGTTGAGTGCAATCATTAAGTAAGTAATTATGTGGACTTAATAAGTTTCGGCAACATATCTAATTCGATCGGATAAGTCGAGCAAGGCTTCTTTTAAAATTTCTTTTTCTTTTTCGGTAAAACCTCCTATTCCGCCGTTTCCGTCGATTCCTTTTAGTTTATTATAAAGCCAAGAACTTGATTTGCCGAAATAACTTCGGGCTATTTCTGCCCAAGACACATTGGTGTAAATGTCGTCAAAATGAGTAAATCCTGTTACTTTTTTTTCTTCTTGTAGTTCCATATTTTTTATATTTAAAAGAACACCGCCTTTTTTGGGCAATGCCTTTAAGTTAATCGTTTATCAATACATCAAATAAATTCGTAAGCAATTTTATAAAGATTTCTTGATGGGTTGTGTTTGCTTTTTTTGTAATTCCTGATTGTCATAATCAGTTCTATTTCTTGTTCTTTTAATTCTAATATTTGCATTTTGTTTTTTCTTAATGATTACTCTACAAAGCTACTACGAAAATTCGCAGTACAAACTTTTTCCCTTATTTTTTACCAAAATAACGCCAAACAAAATACGTACTTTAGTAAATAACTTTGCTTTTTGAAAAAAATTAAATGAAAATCCGTGCCACCCTTATCGAACTTTGGAAACGAGGCGTAAAGAGTGTTCCCGCCCAGAACAACATCTACTTCAACGGCGAAAATAATTTATATCCGAGTGAAATAGAACGAGTAATCAACAACTCGCCGACCGCCTTTCGTTGTGCTAAATTGATGAGTAACTATATCGCAGGAACCATCGCAGGCGAGGATTTTTTAATCAACAAAAAACGAGGGTACAAGTTATCTAAAATTATCGCTTTGGCTTCTCGGTCGATAGCTTATCAAAACGGAGTTTTCTTTCACGTAGAATATGGATTTGACCCCGAAACGGCCGAAATAAAACCGATTTGTTTGGATGTTTTGGATTATTGCAAATGTCGGTTATCCAAAGAAGACACCGAAGAAGAACCAGGTAAAATCTATTATAACGATTACGAAAACACGCAAAATTTTAACAAAAAAAACGAGCAGTGGTATTATCCCTATAACCCCGACAGGTCGGTTGTTTTGGCTCAGATTATGGCGGATTGTGGCGATGAAAATTCGGAAATTACCGATGCGATAAAACACTATCGCGGGCAGGTTTTTTACTTGAACTTAACGCCCGAATATGTTTATGCCTTGCCGTTTGTCGATTCGGTTTTTAATGACGCCGATAGTGAATTTCGTTTTTCTTTATATACTAACACGCAGTTTCGGAACGGATTTTTAGGCAAAGTAATCGTGCAAATGCAGGGCTTGGATGAGGCCGACAACGAAAAATTAAAAGAGGATATAAAAGACTTTTTAGGTGCAGAAAATTCGGGTAGTGCTTATGTTTTGCACACACAAAGTACCGAAAGTTTGGATAACATCCTAAAAGTTACCCAACTCAAACCTCAATTTGACGACAAACTAGTCGAAAAAACCCGTGAAACCATAAAATCCAACATACTCGGAGCGTTTAATAATATTCCCGAACCGCTGGTTTTGGCAGGCAACGGTGCATTGTTCGGAACAAACGCCGAAACGTACAAACAAATGAAACTTTTTTACGCCGAGCAGACCCGACACGAACGCCAGCAACTCCAAAACGCTTTCGATTATTTAGGGTTTCCGTATCGGACGACAAACGAATAATTGAAAAATAGGAGTTTATGAAATCGAATTTTATACATCATTTTTTTTTGAGCGTGAAAGAATTTCACCAAGAGGTGGTGTATAGTGTTTTGACGTTTAAGAATTTGTTGGATTTTCGGGCTGTTCCGATGTTGGTAATCGGTTGTTTTTTGGCTTTGAGTTTATCGGAATTGTTGTTTACGGTGTTTCTGATTTTTTATTTATTGGATTATGTAACAGGAATTTTGGCGAGCGTTGTAGAGCTTAAAAAAAATCCGTTACAATTTGTCCGTACAAAACGAAAAAAAGGCAAGATGTATTGGGTTTCGAGTAGCAGTCTGATGCGTGGTTTGGTTAAGTTGTTGGTCTATTTTCAGTTGCTGTTGGTGGTCTGGGTGTTTACCTATCTTTTGGATTTTGAGTACATACGGTTACACCAAAAGATAATACCGCTGACGCCTTTGCAGGTGTTGTTGGTTTTGTTTATCGCCAGCGAGTTGGTGAGTAATTTGGAGAATTGTAAGCGGGCAGGTTTTGATTTGGTCGGGCTAATCAAAGAATGGGTTGTAAAGGTTTTGGAGTTAAAAAACGGTTTTAAGAATTAAAAAACCTTAAATCATTTCGCAGTGTGTTATGTTTTCTCACAAATCTATCGACAAAAGCTCTCGTCCGAGTCTGTGCAGCTTCTTCCGATGTTTTTCCCAAAAAAAACCATAACATAGAAAAACAAATTTTGTCTTTTTGATTATACTTTTGCTTAAAAACCCAAAAAATGCATACCAAGAATTTCGATATAAAAGAATTTGCTTGTAAAGACGGCTCGCCCGTTCCCGAAAAGTATTACCACAACGTCTACGAACTTATGCAGAACCTACAAATAATCCGTGATTATTTTAATAAACCGATACGGATAAATTCGGGTTATAGAACCGAACAACACAACCAATCAAAAGAAGTCAACGGGTCTAAGAACTCGCAACACCTACTGGCAAAAGCCTCCGATATAGTAGTAAAAGGGGTTTCGCCTTTGGAGGTTTATCGAACTATCGAAAAACTAATCCAAAACGGAAAAATAAAACAAGGCGGACTTGGTTTGTACGATACCTTTGTACACTATGATGTACGTGGTGCAAAGGCACGCTGGAATTTTTCTAAATTAAAAGCGGTGATTTGAAAAATTAAAACAAAATGATAATCACAGGACTAAACCAAAACGGCTATTGCATAAACAACCCCGTTTATGTATGGATAAGACCAGCGGTAAACGCACCCGCAAACCAAAATGTAGCTAAATATTCTATAAAAATAACCAACAACCAAACCCAAGCCACACACACCTTCTATTTTTCTGCAATAAACAAACAAGTAACCGTAAACCTTTCGCCGATGCTCAAGGCGATGTTCAAAAAACCCAAACACAAATACACCAACCAACCCGTTGTAGAAAATTATATCGAAAACGCGGCACGCGAAACCTTTAGTTTTCAGATCGGAAAGTTTTTGCAAACGGCTCAAATTCCCATTACAACCCAGAAGATAAACTTCAAACATTTTTTTCGGGCAGGCTACTTTGAGAACGGGTTTGATATAGCTCTTCCGATGGGAAAAACCCTTCACAATTACGACAAAATCCCGTACTGGAACGGATTGCCAGCCGAGGAATATTATATCAACGAAAGCCATAATATTTATTTCCGTCCGATAACAAGCCTTCCTTTAAAACGAAAAGAGCGAATGCCAAACCATACCTGCAACCCGATTTATATAAAGTTTCTCAACGCCTTGGGTGGTTATTCTTACTGGCTTTTTGATAGCAAAACAACCAACTACAAAACAAAAAACACAGGCTATTATAACAGCGACTTCCGATATACAACCGATTATGGCAACCAAATCGAGCAAACCATTGAGCTTTATAGCAAGGTACCCGTGCGTTATATAGCTATCATCAGAGAGCTGATTGTATCGCCCGAAATTTATTTTTATCAACCAGAGTCCGAATGGAAATGGACGCAGATAATAAACGACAATAACGACTTTGTTTATTCGTTAGACAAAAAAATAAACGAAGTGAAATTAAGTTTTGTGCAACCGATGAACTATAATCCGCAAACGGCATGGCAATAGAACTGATTATTAACGGAAAAACGCTGGAGCTTGACGGAAAAGCCAAAATAAAATATACCAAGCAGATAAGCGATATTTTTAATATAGCCAAAGTAAACGCCTCTTATACCAATTCGTTTAACGCCCCGAAAACGCCACACAACGCCAAGATTTTGGATTTTTTGGGTTTGGTCGGGGCAAGCTCCGAAATTCCGTACCAAAAAACGCCTGTAACACTCCGTGAAAACGGCATAGAACTGATAAAAAACGGCTGGCTCGAAGTCAAAGAAACCTCCGATTACTACAAAATAAACATTATAGACGGTGCGATAGACTTTTTTAAGCAAATCGAAAACCTTACGCTCAGCGATATTGATTTGTCTAAACTCGACCACATAAAAAATCCAACTACCATAAGAAACTCGTATACCAACCAATATTACCGCTATATTTTGGGTGATTATGGCGGACGAAAACACGCGGAGTTTAACCATTTTTATACGGAATACTTAGTTCCTTCGGCTCGTTATAAATATATAATCGAACAGATTTTTTCATATTTTGGATGGCAGGCATCGGGCGTTTATAAAAACTATAACACCTACAAAAACGGCTGGATAACTTATCCGAAGGCCATCGAAGAAACGGAGGGCGTGTTTGAAGAAGTCGGGGATTTTAAGAAATACGCAACCAATCTTATCTCTGGGTTGGATTCCGAAATAAAAGTTTGGAGTTTTAAAAATTTTAATAACACTTTCCTATCCGAACAAAACGGACATATAAAAGTACAACAAACCAACAAATACCGAATAAAAATAAAGGCAAAGGGGTATGTGCATTACAAAACTGGGGTAAATTATAACTTTCCTGTGTATCCGAGTTTTACAGAAGATGGCTTTATGGTCACCAATACAGGGGTTGAAAAACAATTTGAAGGCATGATAAATGCGAATGAAAATATTTTTTTTCTTTTCTTTTCTCATCCTAATCTGGCGGATTATATCCATATCGATTATTTTGAGGTAACGATTTACAGGAACAAATTAACCGAGGTTTCCTTTACCAAAGAACTTAAGAGCATCAAGATAACCGACATTTTCAACGATTTTTTACGGCGTTATGCCCTTACGCCGATATTTGATAACGAGAAACGAAGAATTACCTTTTATACTTTAGCCGAGCGTTTGAACACCAATAACGCTCTGGACTGGTCGGATAAGTTGGTAGGTAGAGACAAGGAAACGTATTTGTATGGTTCGTATGGGCAAAACAATTATTTTCGGCATAAATACAACGATGAAAATCAAAGTTTTAATGATGGTGTTTTGCGGATAGACAATAAAAATCTGCCCTCGGAGAAAACACTTTTTCAGTCGCCTTTTTATACTTTTGAAAATACGTACGTGCAGGTTCTTGGACTTTGGACGCCGTTTTATCCGATTTGGGAAACCGAAATAAAAGAAATGAGCGAAGGGCAATTAAAGCCCGAATATAAGTCGCTCGATGGAAGGTTTTATTTTGTGATAACCCAAAACAGAACTCTTCCAGGTGGAATAACATTCAGGTCGGAGAAAAAACCGGAAAAATGGTCGCATACGTCTGGTTCCGTTTCGGTTGTCTCGCATATTTTTACTACTTTTAAGGAACTTGTAGTTGATAATTATGCTGATTATAAAAAAATACTGAATCAATGTAAGGTGCATACCTTTACGATGGCGTTGTCTATCGTAGATATAGTGAATTTGGACTTCACTAAGCCGATTTATATACAGCAAGAGGCGAGTTATTATTTGCTAAACAAAGTAGAATACCAAAACGGCGACCTTAGTAAGGTGGAGGCGGTGCGGGTAAAGTAAAAGTTAAGATTTGAAAAATTTGTTTTGTAACCAAAAGGTTATTATCTTTGTGGAGTAAATAAATAATAAGATTATGAAAGGGTTTCTTAAGAATGTACTAATCAAAAAAGCACAGGTCAAACACGCTTTAGAACAATATAGAATTATGATGAGCCTTACGGGATTGAACTACGAAAAAGAAATAAACACTCTATTAGATGAGTTAATTCTTTTGGAGAAATTAGAAAAAGAGTTATACCGAAAAATAAAACAAAAAAAATAGCACGTTATGAACCTAAAAGAAAAACTTACAGAGCTAAAACCTTTTATTGGAATTGATAAAAAAGAATTTGAACGGAGATTTAAGGAAATTAAAGAAAACTGCAAAACCTCGAGTGATATAAAATTAGTTGATGATTTTATACGAGAAGGACTTTGTGAATTAACCACTGATTTAAGAAAATTCACCAATGATGTGGCTCTGAAAATAAAACTTCAAGACGTTACAGACATAATTTCGGTTTCCTATATATCACAACATTATTTTGGCAGGTCAAGACAATGGTTTTACCAACGATTAAATGGGAATATAGTAAATGGAAAAGAGGCAGGATTTACAGAAGAAGAATTACAAAAATTAGATTTTGCCCTAAAAGACATTAGCAATAAAATAGGCTCGGTAAGTGTTTTTTGATACTTATTATTTATTTACACCTCGCCCCATCTTTTGAGCCTAAAGGTGGGTTTTTTGGTTTTGTATTTGTTGCGTTACAGCAGTTCTTATGTGTTTAACGTAATTTCTAAATTTCCGTCCTAATTCAATTTTGGCTAATTCTTACCTTAAGTTGTATCGCTTGGGTTTGTTGTGGTTCTAAGGTTTCTTCTTTACTAGTAATTGTTCCTTCTGTGATTTTTAGTACTATTTTTTCTAAAAGACTAAAATTCAGGTTTATATTAGGGACTTCTTCAAAGAGCAAAAAACTTGTTATTATTACAGTAATTCGTTTGTTTGGACAAATAATGGTTTTAAGTAATATTAAAAAGTGGGGAGCAATAGCTCCCGCACAGAGAAATTATAATACTTATTTAATTCTATTCAACGATTTCTTCTTTTATAAATTCGGTTTGTGTAGCGTTGGTGTAAAATATTTTATTAAACGTTTGTTTTGTATTTCCTAACATTGGGTTTTTTACCGAATAATTTGCCTTGTATTTTGACGAAAGGACAGAGTCGGGGTTTTCAGCGAGTTTACTATAATAGGCTTCGAGACTTATTATTTCTGAAAGCATAATATTGTCTTGGTTTAAATCTTTTGCTGTATTCATCCTTCCTTCACTGTATTCTTGTTGTAGCGAATAACCTTTCCAGTCATCCCATTTCAAAGATTCTTCGTAGGCTTTCTTATAAACATCAAGAAGTTTCTCCCTTTGGGTGATTATATCCCTAAAAGCTACTTTCATATGAGCAAAGCTAATCGTGTCTATAACTGACTCGGAGGGTTCTTTTGTCCAATATTGAGCAAGTTTTACTTTTGAAAGCTTCATACTATCTTGAGCTGTAATATCCGCTATTTTTTCTATTTTGTTAATTTTAAAATCTAAATCATCTAAATCGAAATTTAGAGAGCTTACGTTTTTTTGTTGATAGTCGAAAAGCATTTGTTCTGCTTTATTTTTACAGGAAATAGATAGCAGTACTAACATTAAAATTGTAATTGTCTTTTTCATTTTTATTTAATTTATTTATTACGTGTTGTTATTTATTCAAAAAATAGGCGATAACGCCCAAAAATGTTAACGTTTGGGTTATCCAAAAGATAAACATCCATTTTATCAGGTCGGCTTTTGTTTGGGCTATTTTTACCGTAAGGACAGCCTTTGCATTTGCTAGGTCGGTTTTGGTGGTCATGTTTTCTATCTTTTGTTCTACGTGCGAGACTATTTCGGTTTCGTTAATGTTTTCTATGTATTCTACTACTTTTTCAGCTTTTTTTTTCATCTAAAAACCGCTAAATATTTTATAGACTTCTAAGGTTCCTGTTTTCATGATTTTTTTGTTTCAATTTATTACTTATGATTTTTAATGAAGTAAAAATCTACCGAGCTGTTCTTGATTAAACACACAAAGATAAAACAAAAAACTTTAAATACAAACAAATTTTTTAAAGTTTATTTTAATTTCATTTAAAATCGGTGATAGGTTTTTTGGTTAAAAAATCTTCGCACCAAATAACCTCGTGCTATGCTTACGGCGGTAAAAATCAGCGTTAAATATATGTTTTGAACAAAGCGAACCTCGATATTTAGGAGCGGATAAACGATAATTTGAACAATCAAGGAGGTTATCATTCCGATAAAAACGTTGGTTATCGCTTCGATTAAGGATTGTTTTTTGGTTTGCATTTTTATTTAGTTATTTATAAGGTTAAAAAAATCTTTGTTGTTGCGGTTTTTTTCGAATAGCTGGCAGAGTATGTTTCGTTGCATTTGGGCAAGAATTGCACCTGATGGTTTGTTTTCTATTTCGCTAAGCACTTGCCTGTAATAGCTGGAGTTGGTTAGTCTTGCTTTTTGTTTGGCTTCTTGTTGGATTTGTTGTTTTGCTTTTTGGTATTGCTTTGCGAAATAATTATCCAAACGTTCCTGTGTTTTTGGGTTGTCGGATTTGGTTAAAATTATACCTCTATCGCGTAGTTCTTGGTATACGTGTATGGTTATTTGGTTGTTGAGATTACCTTGTAGTATATAGGTTGTAAAAAGTCGGTTGATTTCTTTGGTCATTCGTTCGTGTTTTTCTTTATCGGACATTACGGGTAGTGCTATGGTTTGTTGTGGTTTTGGTGGTTGCCAGTTTGTTTTTTGTTTTTCGTTTTGTCTCCATAGAACATATTTGTCGATTATGGTGGCTACGTAGTTGCTATCGAATAGTTGGTAATGTTCGGTTTTTGGGTTGTTTATGCCGTATCGTTCATTTTCAAAGGCTTTATAAACCTCGGACATCGAAAGGTGTTTATAACGGCGTAGAACAAGCCTGGTGATATCTTGCTTAACGAAGTCGTCTATCGGTTTGCTAATGCCCGATAGGGTTGCTATTTTGGTAAAAACCAAACCCAAGATTGTCGGAAAATTTCTTACGCTTTGGAGTTTGTTTATTTTTATTTCGTTATAGGTTGTGTTGAAAAAATTTCGGTCGGTTAGCTTGGTTGTTTTTTCTATGTTTTCGATACTGCAAATTCGCTCTACATCGGTAGCGGTCAGTTTTTGGTTGTTGCTTACTACTATGTTTGCCATCGGGGGTTTTTGTTTTTAATTGATTGTGTTACTTTGGTTTGTTGTTATTGTAAAAAAAAGCCATAAAAATCCCTGTCGGATTATAAATCCAATTTTTTCGGAGTCGGTTTTTGTTAAAAATTTTATAAGTTTTTTTTATCTAAAAAACTTATTTTTAAATTTCCCAGCCAGTAAGGTTTTGTTTGATTACGCTTATTGGCGTTCGTCCGATGGTTGGTTCTTTTTCTGTGTTTTTTTTGTTTTCTACATATGTTTTTGGTTTTGGTTTGCCCCACCTCAGTTCGTTGCGTTCCCAGTTCATTATGGTTAGGAGTAGGTTTTTCATTTTTCTGCCGTTTATTTTCCATTCTTTGTCTTGGTAATATTGGTAGAAAAACACGGGGTCGAGGTCGTTTTTTCTTTGCTTGAAAATATCGATAATCTCTTGCTGTGTTGGTATTTGAAAAACGTTGTTTAGCTTTGGCTTGGCGGGTTTTTCGTTACTCACAGCGTTGGTTTGTTGCGCGAGTTCGTTACTCACAGCGTTGGTTTGTTGCGCGAGTTCGTTACTCACAGCGTTGGTTTGTTGCGCGAGTTCGTTACTCACAGCGTTTTGATAAAAAGAAAGTTGCACACCTCCAACCACTTGCCTGCAAGGAAAGGTCAGGCTTGACGATTGCTGTTGCTTGACTTTCTTTTTTCGCTGGTTTCGTTCCCATTCTTTTACAAGAACGTGCCAGTGTTTGCTTATTTTCCAGCCTTTTTTGAAATAATAAGCGATAAAATCGTTGGCGGAGATTTTGTTTCCTCTCTCCAGAATATACATTCTTATTTGCTCGTCAGCCAGTGGAATGAATTTTAAAGGCGATTTTATTCGATTTAACGTACTTTTATTGTTTTTAGGCATAACACCTCCGAGTGAAGGTGTTTCGTGCTTTAAATGTTTTTTTTCGTTGAAAAATCTTTTTTCTTTTTTTGGCGCAACTTTTTTTCTTTTTTCCTCTTGGTTGTTTACCGATCGAAATAAATCGGTGGTTGCGGTTTGAAAAAAATAGTTGTTTGTATTTTTTTTGAAAAAATCGATTTTTTTTATATAATCAACTTGTTGATTATATTTTTTAAAACAGTCTTTTTCTGTTTTACTAATGTCTTTACATGTGTAAAGTTTTTTTACACCCCCTGTAAAATTTTTTACACCCCCTGTAAAATTTTTTACACCCCTGTTTTGCGTATTGTTAAAAGTGAAATTTTTGCTAAAATTTTTCACTAAATTGTTTTTTATCCACTCGTCCGGGTTTGTTAGGTTATAGCTCGGCGGTTGGTACATAGTTCCTTCAACAAAAGAGATTAGGTTTAGTTTTTTCAGCTCGGTTCGTACCTTTATAAAGGTAGGTCTGCTTATGCGTAGTTCTTGGCACGCTGTTTTGGTGGATATCATCGTGTTGGCTCGCCAAAAATTCCAATTAACCCGCATCATTAAATATAAATAAACAGAGACCTCCGAGGTAGAAAGTTTTTCGGTTATCATATATACACCGAATGGATTTATAAAATCAAAGAGGCTGTGTTTGTTTTCTACTGGTTTTTTTGTTTTTTCTTTCACCTTGTCATTTTTCATAAGTCAATCTATTATGAAGTGATTTTAAAAAGCCTATTATTTTTTTCTAGATAAAAGGTTTAACTTGAAAACGGGGCTGTGTTCTTGGTCTATCGGTTTGGTAAAATCGATTATTGTGTATTGTTTTAGTTTTTGGCAGATACGTTCGAATTGTTTTTGGTTTATCTCGGTTAGATAATGCTTTGATTTTGAAAACGAAAACCGAAACGGACGAAATTCATTATCGCCTGCATGGTGCAACAGGGTAAAATAGACGTATTTTTCGGTTTGTGACAACCTAAAGCCGTTTTGAATTTGAAAATCTTCGAGATAAAGGGTTTCTTGAATTTTGACATCCTCAATTACGCGTATACGTTTGGGTGTTTTTCTCATAATCTTTGATTTTTTTTTAAAAAATTATATCTAAATCGCTGTTGTTCCAGCGGGGTAGCTGCATATCGATTAGACCGAAATCATGGTCTTTGGCAAAGAGTTCGTAACCTGGATATTTGTTTTTTTGCTGGCATCGTTTTGCTACTTCTAAAGCAGAGTGAAACTTATATTTGCCTGTTTCTATATCTTGGGCGTTCCAGACTAGAACGGCGATTCCGAAAGGAGCAACCGTCTGAAGCATTATCATTATGGTTGTATTGAAATCTCTACCTGTAACGGACGAGACCACCTCTTGATACATTCCCTCGGTTAGGTCGTAATGCATTTTGGCAGCGTTATAAGTAAAGGCTCTTAGGTCTTCGCAGGCGGTTGATTTGACGGAGATAATAGCATTGACGCCGATGTTTTCGGCAAACTGGATAGCGTCGGGACGGCATTTTAGATTTAGTCCGTTTTGGTGCTGGTAGTAAAAAGAAATTTCGCGCTTGGAGTATAGCAACAAATCTTTGAGAATACCGCCACCGTAGTTTTGGTATCGGTTTTTTAGGATTTGGATTTTTAGGTAATGTTCCTCGCTTACTGCCTCCTGACCAGATAGTTGTTTTAGAGCGCAGTAATAGGTTTTTTTGCCGTCTTGTTTTTCGATATTTAAACCTAGTTCTGTAACTTTGTTTAAAGCAAGTTGCAGGGCGTGTTCTACTTCTATTTGCTCGTTTTGCTGGTCGCAACCGAAGCCTTGTTTTTGGATTTGCTCTTTCCAGAAGCCGATTAAATTGTCTACACCTTCTTTAGATGCAAGTGAATATTTGGGTTCGATAATTACTCGTTGAAATTTGGTAGGTTCGAGTATGCATTGGTGCAAAAAAGTACCTAGCTCGAAGTAGTCTTTTTTTGCTTTGAAGCGTTCCAGCTCGGCTTTGTCATTGAGCGAGAAGTTTAGATGCATAGGTGTTATTAAAGCCTGCTTTAGGTGGCTACTTTGATAGGCATCGGTCTCTAGGTATCTTTCCATAGCGTCCTGCACGGCTGTGCCGTTTATGTTTAAATCTTGGGTATAGACGTGTTTTTTTGGTTTTTTTTCTAAAAGAAAACCAACGACATCGGATGCCGTTGGGTATTGGTCTAATGGACGGGTATATTTTATACCCGCCGTGTCCATTAGTTCTTGTCCTGTTGTTAAGGTGCTTAGATCCATCATTTGATAATAATTAAAGGTTTAACACTCCAACGAGCCGACTTAAAGCCGTTGGTTTTGTTTTTTTCCTCGCCTAAGAACGTGATTTGCAAAGGCGTACCGGCACTAACTCGTCCGTCGTTTACTGCTTCTTCGATGGCGGCTACTAGTCTTTTTGATCCGTTGCGGATGGTTGCGATAGAGCCGTTTTGTTCTTGTGTAACAATAATTACACAGGGAAGCTCGATGACCTCGCCTGTTTTTTCGTCTACGTAGGTGGCGTTTTCGATACGTTGGAAAAAGCCTCTTTTTGCCTCGCCGACTTCTTCGGGAGTCCAATAGGAACTACTTAGGTCGATGGGCAATTCTACCGCCTGGTGTAGGTTGGGTAATTGTCCTGTTAGGTCGAAAGACTCGACTAGCTGGTTGGTTTCTGATTTTGCTACTTGGTTTGTCATTTTTTTTAAATTTTAGCGTTATTATTATTTAAATATTTAATTCTCAATTGACCTGTCGGATTAGTAAAAAATTGTTTTTCTTTTTGATTATTTCAAAGCGTTGGGCTGGTTCTTTCTTAAAAAAGGAACACCATTTTTCTAATCGGGAGGTTTGTTTTTCTTTAATTGGGTGTTGTTTGATTATTCGCAAAAACTCGTCCATCAGTTCTATTTCTTCAAATGTCCAATGCTCGTGTCGTTTGTCGTTTATCAACCATCGGCTGTTTTTGTTTTCGATATACGCTTTCATAATGTGGTGGTGTTTTTTTAGTTATTAATTACCGTTTTGGGTGTTTGCGTCTGTTTCTATTTGTTTTAGTTCCTGTACTAGTTCTTTTAAAAAACGTATATCAAACTCAAGCTGTAGGGTTAAGCCAGCATGAAAGCCTCCGTTCCAGTCAAATTTTTTATTGGCTTGTTTTTTGTGTTTTTTGTATTCTTTTTTATAACAATCCCTTCTTCTTTCTAAACTTTGTGCTATGTTTTTTAGATAAATGATATGTGATGGTGTGTTCATTTTTTTGTTTTAGTTATTGATTATTTAGAATACGAGACGAACGGTAAGTCCTGTTTGGTGTTTTTCACTGACAATATTGTCACAATCGGAGCAACCGGTACAATCGACACAAACGGAACAATTAGTGGTTTGGATGCAATACAAGGCGCTATTACAATGTGAACAAGAAACGCATTTTTTACACTGCGTACAATCGGTGCAATAATCACAATTTTGGCACTGGCAACATGCAACGCATTCGTAACATTCTATGCAATCGGTGCTGTCTATACAATTCCAACAGCCCTGATTGGTTGTGTTCCTCTCTTGGTAGTTAGGGTGTTTTTGAGCGAAGTCATAAGAAACGCCATTTACATTTTTGTTTTCTCTCGGTGAGAATGCTGCGTAGTCTTGAAAAATTTTTGTGTTCATTTTTTTTTGTTTTTAAAAAGGGGGTTAATAAAATTTATAGTTTATAAAATCTTGGTAGGTAAATTCTTCTTCGGGGCAGTAATAATCGTCGCTTTCTTGGTCGGCTTGTAACTCTTGCTCGTATTGGGTTTCTATATTCCAAACCTCAAAAAGTCGGTTTCTTAAAAACTCTTTTTCTGTATCAGACAGCTCGATTTCTTGAAACTTGTTGTCGGAAACAACCTCAGCAAAATAATATTCACTAGAGTCTTCTTGGTCGTTGAAATCGTCATACATATATAGGTAGGCGTGCATGGCTTTTATTTCGGTACACACACATCCGCATTCGTACTCGATAAGGGCGTGTTGTAGCAATTTTTCTAAAATTGCCATGTTATCGGTTTTTTTGTTTACCTTTGTGGTGTTCATTTTGTTTATTTCAGTGTTCATTATGAATATTTATTGGTTAAAGAGCTACTCTATGAGTAGCTTTTTTTGTTTCTACTTTTTTGGGTTGTTGTTTTTCCTCAAACAACTCTTTTATATTATCTATCTGTGTGTGTTTTTTTATGATTTCGATGGCACGGAGCGTTGTAAGCAACTCACTATCTGACCTTAATAACGCTAATATATTAGGCGTGTCCGTATTGCGTAACACCGCTAAATCCCTGCGGAAGGACATGTTCCGTAACAACCGCTTCTTTATGTTTGACTTTAATCGCATTTCTCTTTTTTTGGGGCTAATAGATTAAATTAGAAAACAAAGATACTACAATATTTTTATTAAAACAAATTTTAAGTATAAAATTTTAATATTTTTTGTGTTAAAATTTATAACGCACTGATAACAAGATGTTTACATATAAACAAAAAATGCAGTAAATCCGATTGTACCTCTCTTTTTTGTTTTTTTTTGTTCCTAGTTCTTTAATCCCTATAATTCCGATAAACAAAAACGGCGTTCTGTTTGTATTTTTGTTTTCATAAACCGTGAGCAAAATCTTTTGACTACGTTATTTTATAGATAATCGAAAGCAAAAAAAATGAAAACCAAAAAACCGCACCCTACACGGCTATTCAAAACGCCCGAAGAACTATACCAAGCCTTTGAACGCTACAAAAAAGACGTTGCCGACAAACAATCAAAAAACTGGTGCAAAACCATATACGTAGGCAAAGATGCAACACCTACAAAAGAACCACAAAAGGTACCGCTTACCTTTGAAGGCTTTAAAATCTTTTGCCGTAAGGATTTTGGCGAGGTAGAACAATATTTTGTAAATCAAGACCAAAATTATAACGACTTCCTCAGTATCTGTCGTGCGATAAAAGAAGAAATCCGAAACGACCAAATAATCGGCGGTATGTTGCACTTCTACAATCCGAGCATCACCGCCCGACTGAACAACCTAACCGACAAATCCGAAACAACAATAAAGGTAGAACAACCGCTGTTTCCAGATTAGTTTTCCGCTCTCAAATCACGATTAAGTTCGTAACTCAAGAAATAATAAAAAAACAGAGCTTTCATCGGTTTAGAAAAATTTATTTTTCGAGGGTTCGCTACAATCTAAAGATGTTTAAACTATTTTTCCCTTAATTTTCCTATACACCAAATAACCAACAACGAGTAAGAACAAGCAAGACGATAGTTGGAAGAGAAAGGATGTTTTGCGTTTTTCAATTTCTTTGGACTGCGTGGTTTTGCTTTGTTGGGTTTGTGTTTTTTCTTGTGTAGAAACCAAATTTTTGCTTTCCTTATCGGAGGTTAAAAAATCTTGTTTTTTGCTTTGTTTGGCTTGTTTTTTACTGGAAACGATAGACACGTTGCCTTTGGCTCGAAAGTCGCCACTATGCGGATTATAAGAAACACTATCGGCTCGGATTTGGATTGTTTCGGTTTGGTTTTCGGCTTGTAAAACAAAGGTTTTTTGCTCGGATTTTTCTAAAACATCCGACTTGGTTTCCGTCTTTGTTTCTTGTTCTAATTCGATTTTTTCCGAGTGTTTGGCGACCGATTTTTTAAACAAACCGCAACCGCTCAAAATCAAAAGTAAGATAATAATAAAAATCCGTTTCATAACGCAAAAATACAGCATTCCAAAGATTTTTGTTTTGCAAAAACATGCAAGAGAAATAGGAAGTATTTGCGTGTTGTAAACTTTTTAGTTGCCTTTGCGGTGTGAAAAAACGATATAGGAAAATCGAAGTTTATAAAAATTATTTTTCGCTTTTTTACGCAAAATCAAAGTGCAAAAGTACAAGACAAAATAGATTGTGTTTTGAGGTAATCGAAACTTCCGAAAACGTACCAAGTAAATTTTTAAAACACATAGAAAACACGCAGGCTTTACGAAATACGTATCGAATACCAAAGCAATATATATCGGGTGTTTTGCTGTTTTGACAAAGAAAAATCAGTAGTACTTTTTAACGCAATTTTGTTGTCAGCGAATAGCTAAAAGACGCACGCAAATAAGCCAAAATCACCAAAGAACAACTTGCACAAAAAATCGGCACTAAAAAAACGCACATTTCACGAATAGAAAACGGACCACCTTGTACAAGATTTTTGAAAAAAGGGTTCGGCAAAAAAGTAAACATATCTATAAGCTAACCTCCACTACCAAATCACTTTTATTTTAGGACGTAGTTTTTGGTGCGTTTCGATGTATCGGACGGCATCGATACCGTGATTAAAGTCGTCTATCGGAACGTTTAGATTGTTGCCCAAACGGTCGGTTTGCCAGCGGTATTTTCTAAGTTCGGAAATCAAATTTAAACTCCTCGATGTTACATAAAACGTATCGTAGTTCTGAATGGTTTGTATACCAAAAAGCACGCTGTCCACACCTTTTTTTGCTCCGACTAGTTGCAACCCCAAATACCCGAGCTCAGCTATCGATTTTGGCTCGGCACTATCGGCTACAATAAAGCGTTTTTTGTCCGATAATCGCTTGGCAATTTGCGAATTGGTAAGCTCTTTTTGGTACAAAACCTCGTCATAAATCGGAATTTGGTTGTACAAATATTTATCTATTACAGCGGTCGGATCGTTAGTAAAGCCGAAGTCCAAGCCCGTTAAAACATACTTTGCCTCCAGCGGAACTGTTTCGATTATTTTCCAGTTGTTAAAAACAACCCCCACCAGACTGCCGATTTGCCCTAAACCATACACACGCCACCAGTTCGACCAATACGAATTTTTTATATTTCCGCTTTGGAATAATAAATTATCCGAAACATCGCAGTCAAAAAACGCCTTTCGTTTTTTTATCAGTAAATCCTCTAGGGTTTCTTTAGGTAAAGCTTCGTTATCGGCGTAAGTCAAAAGCAAAAATTCCGAGTTGGGTTGCGGTAAAATTTCGGTGTGTACCCAAAATTCATTATCGGGGTTATAGTCGATATAGGTTTCGAGCGAACGTATCATCAAAGCATCGGCAATAGCGAAATCGATGTAGTTGGCTTCGTTCAAAAAAAGCATGTCCCGTTTACCGCTCGACTTGGCTTTTCCCACACTATCAAAGGATTTAAACTGAATTCGGCTTTTGGTTTTGCCAAAAGTATACGTCAGACTGCTGGCGTTCCAGTTCGGTTCTACCCAGCGGTTGGTATCGGTCATAATGGTTTTGAAAATATCCATCGCACCCTCTTTGACCGCTGGCAAAGTCTCGGCTACGACCGTAATTTTCAGTCGGTCAGACTTACAAGCACGGTCGATAAGTATCGGAATTACGGCGTAGGTCTTGCCCGAAGACGTTCCGCCCTGGATTACCTTTATTCGTTTTTCCAAACGTTTGATTTTGTTGATAGCGGTGGTGCGTGTAAACATTTTTTTATAAACACAAAAATAATATTTAATTTAAGCACGTAAAAAAAAATAATGAAAAAATCGGTGGTTGGTATATAAAACGCTATCTTTGTGGTGTCAATTTAAACAATGTTGAATACATGAAATGTAGTGAATTTATACGATTAGCTAAAAGAAACAATTGGGTTTTCCTAAGACAAGCAAAAGGAAGCCACGAAATCTGGACAAACGGAAAAATAGAAGTTACCATACCTAATCACGGACAGAAAGAATTAAAAAAAGGTATGGAACGGAAATTACGCAAAGAAATGGGATTGTAAAATATAGTTTTAACCAATAAAATACAAATGAAAACAATAACAATTATTTTAGAGGCAGGAAAAGATGGTTTCGGAGCGTATTCCGAAGGAGACGAAGGAATTTACGGAATGGGCGATACTATTCAAGAATGTAAACAAGACGTACAAGATTCGATTGACTCTATAAAAGAATTTATGAGCAAAGATCAGATCCCCGAAGTCTTAAAAGGCGATTACCAAATCGTCTATAAATACGATACCGAAAGTTTTTTACAATACTACAAAGGAATTCTAACTAACTCGGCTTTAGAACGTTTAAGCGGCATTAATCAAAAACAGATACATCACTACGCCAGCGGATTGCGTAAACCCAGTAAAAAAACAACCCAAAAAATCCAAACCGCCCTGCACGATTTGGGAAGTGAGTTATTATCTATTGAGCTTGTATAATACATTGTTGTATATATTGTTTAAATTGACACTAAACAAAAACCAACAAACGTACTCCGCTTATCTTTAGGCGGAGTTTTTTATTTGCACAAAAAAAACATTCCTTGCCTTGTGCGGAGTTTTGAAAAAAGCCAAGCAGAAAAACAGCTATTGCAGTTGCTTTAGTTTTCTTGTGATTTCGAGCTGTACTTCGCTTAGGATGTGATTGCCGATTTTTTTGTTTATAAGGTCGGTTACCTCTTTAGATTGCAAAACCTCGAGCAAATCTGTTCCTTCTGGAAAATAGCTTGTCCCCGATTGTGCTATTTTTGTTGCCACGGCATAGGCAGTCGCTACGGCTTGTTTGCCCGAATAACCGAACTTATAACCGACCCAACGTACCAACGGTGCAATCGGAGGTCGCCGACCAGGACTTCTGCCCTTTACCAAATACTGCGTATAATCAAGCCCCCAAATCTCGCCCGCATTTTCGCCATTTACACGAACCTCTAAAGCGTTGAGCCAGTCGCCAGAGGAGTTCATTCCTAACGCAATAAATTTTGGCTTTAGGTAACCCTCGACCACTTCGGTCAGCGTTTCTTGTATTATTTCTTTTGATAAAAACATTTTCCTATCCAACCGCCAAGCAACGGTTTTTTTATTTTCTAACCGATACAATCACTTGGTAGCCGAGATAATTGTTGTCGGTAAAATTTATTTTTTGGTGTCCGTTCCATTGTGTTACTTGATAGTTTGTACCCAAAAACCCACAAAAATCGAGTTGTAAGTCGGTTATACATTCTTTTAGTTTCATTAGTTCCGCCGAGCGACTTTCTGATACGGGGTGTCCCTCGATTTCGTTGTAATTGTTCCGACCCAAACTATTGGGTAATAAGAAAAAAAGACTAAAATTTTCGAGATAATAGCTTTGTGTTATAAAGTTGGTTTTGGAGTCGTACTGGTTTTGCACCGAAAAAGCGGGTTGTGTGTCTTGTAGAAAAAACACTTGTACGCTCTTTTGGTGGTCGGTTCGTATTTGTTGTAAATATAAAGCTTCTGAGGTTAGCGGTGCAGAAAAAAACCAGTTGAACCCGCATTTTTTGTCGGTGTTATACCGATGGATTTGCTGTTCCAAAAAGAGTATAAAATTCATTTTTTCGGGTGTTAATTTTATGGTGTAAATTTATAACAATTATGTTTATTTTTGTTTAAATCTAAATGTTTTCATAGTATTTTTGTGGTATGAAACTCGAAGACGAACTAGCCAAACTCACACCCACCGAATTACAACTACTATTCAGAACCGCCAGTCGAAGCAATCAATTATTCGGCAAAGCGATAAAAGAACTTATCTATTATCCGTATAAAACGGTCAAAATCAAATTACCCAAATTACTGCAAAACAGCGAGCTTACTCAAATCATAACTTTGTTTTTTAAGGATAAGGGCAACGATATAGACAAAGCAAAACCATCGGAGTTATTCGGCTTTATCGTTTGGATAATCGACCAGCTCGAAGCCATTTACAGGCTCGAAAACGATTATCTAACCCAGCCACCCGATATGGATTTGCTGAATGCGGGTGTGTCCGAACTAAACCAATTCAACGAACTAAACGTCATAGACAATTTGGCTGGTGGCGATATTCTAAAATGGAAAAAAATAGAAAAAATGCCGTATCATATGGTTTTTGACAAACTGCACAAAAACGCCGTAGAAACCAAAATAAGCCGTAATTATAACAAAATTATAACCGATAAACATCGAACCAAAAAATGAGCTGTTTCTCCCTTTTATATACACGCGATTACGCCTGCCAAAATCCGACAAGAAAATACCTGCAACAGGTTATTCTGATTAAACTATCAGACGTCTTGGACTATGTGGTGAGCGACAAAGAATCAAGCGGACAATATCGTATCCAAATTGATTTATCCCAAAACACACCCCTGCATTCCTTACGATACAACCCGAAGGCAAACCTCGTTTTTGGAAGTTTCCAAAAGTCGATAAAAAATGATTTAGTTCACTACAAACACCAAATACAAATAGGCGTTTTTGATGTTTCAGAAGCTACAAAAATAGTTTTGCGTGCAATGGATAAGGCAACCTATTTTGCCTGTTTGATGTATCAAAACCAAGTTATAGAAGTCTACGGATTTCACTACGGACTTACATCCGCAAATTATAATTACGACCCAGCCAACAACGGCGGTGGCGGTACAATCACTTTAGAAAGTATAACCGAAGAACACAACATGCCTTATGTTTTGCACAACAATTCGGTTATAAAAAAAACTTTTTTACAGACGGGAACTCCTTTTAACCAAGTCCGTTCAATCCCCGACAACCCTGTCGGCTTCGGACAAGATTTTAACCAAGATTTCGACCGACATCGACTATAAACGTTATTTTATAAAAGCTAAATACAATCAAAATGGAAAGAAAAGAACTCTTAAGCGAGATAGACAACAAGATAAAACAAAACCAAAACGGCGAAATAACCGCCGAAATTCTAAACGATATTTTGCAAAGTATACTGCTGTATTTAGACTATAAAATCGGCGATTTGGATTATTTAAACCAACCCTTAGAAAACGCAGGCGACCTGGTCGAGGCGACAAACACACTACAAACACAGATAGAAAGCAACAAAATAGGTATTCATATCGGACAGAACAACCCGAACCAGCAACCGCCCGAAAGCTACGCCACACTCGATTATTACCTGCAAACCGACCAAAACGGCAACGGACTTTCTCTATGGCAATACACCGAACACGAATGGTGCAAAATCGATAATTACATCAACGACAACGATTCAGATAGTCTGTTATATACCTGGAGCAGTTCTAAAATTCGGTCGGAATTAATGCCACTACAGAAACAAATAAACCATTTACAACTGCTAATAAATAATCTGCAAAACAGCAAAGGCGATAGATAATAAAAAATGATAACAAAAAACGATTTTCAAGGCATCGGACAAGTAGCAAACCACCCCGATTTAACCAAGTTAGATATAGCTATCCACGAGGCGATACACTTCGATTTGCCCGAATTATTTTCGACTTTCTGGGAAACTATCCGACAAATCGACCACGAACTGAACACCAAACCACCCGCCGAGGTCAAAAACTACGATTTAAAACATAATTTAGTAAACGGAGGGAACTATACCGTATGCAACAACCTCCAAAAAACACATTTAGGCATAAAAAAAACGCTCGCCTATTACGCCTACGCCCGCTATTCTGTTTTGAACAGCTTTAACGATACACCCGTAGGAAACGTTGCCAAATCGGGCGATTTTTCATTGCCCAAACCACTCAAAGAATTAGAAGCGTTCGCCGACAAATACCGAAACATGGGCTACGTTTCCGCCCAGAAAACCCTCGATTTTTTGTGCCATAACAAAGCCGTTTTTTCGGGCATAAAAAACCTTTGCAAAACCTGTAATTGCACGGAAACACACCAAAAAAACCATACCAAAGGTTACGGGATTTCGGGTGCTATCGTAAGCAAAAAAATTTAATTTATTAGCAAACCAAAAACCATGCCCGAAAAAATATCTTTAGCCAGCTTTGAATTTGACGACAAAAAACTTCTTGCCTCGCTCGAACGCCTGCAAGAAGAAATCTACAAACTCAACCAAAGGCAAAAAGACCTAGCCACGCAAACCAAAAAAAACGAACTCGAAACCAAGACACTCACTAAGTCGCAAAACGATTTAACCAACATAGGCAAACAAGCCAGTGCCGAATTTCAGAACAACAAAAAACGCCTGCAAGAACTAAACGCCGAACAAGAAAATCTATTTAAAAAACAAAAAACACTACAAATCCAAGGGCAAAGCCTCAACTCCGAATACAAAATAGCTACCAACCTATACCAAAGCGTCTCGGAGGCAACCCAAAAACAAACCCAAACCAAAGAAGCTCAAACCCAGGCCGTAGAACGCGAAATCAAAACCATACAACAAGCACGTGCCAACAATTCCGAATTATTAAAGCTCCGAAACAACCTCAATTTAGCCGAAAATCAAGACACCAAAACCAAAGAAGAAAATATAAAAGTTCTGCAAGAACTCAACCAAAAAATCAATGAAAACAACCAGTTCATAAAGCAAAACGTATCAGCCTACGAACAACAAAAAATCAACATCGGTAACTACAAAAACGACATCAAAGAAGCCTTATCGGAGCTTAATATATTCAACGGAGGACTGGTCGGATTTTCCCAGCGAGCCAACCAGGCCGGTGGCGTAACTAATTTATTGTCAAACTCTATTAAAAAAGTTACCAGCTCGATTTTCGGAATGATTAAAGCCAGTTTGACCTTCTTAGCAACGCCCATCGGAGCGGTTATCGGTGCTATCGGTCTAGCGTTAGGCTTAGTTGTCAATTATTTAAAAAACACACAATCAGGAATTGATTTACTTACCAAAGTAACCCAACCTTTATCCTCGGCGTTTTCGGTTTTGATGGAAATAGCCAAAAAAGTCGGCGGTTTTTTGGTATCGGCCTTTACAGAACCCCAAAAACACATCAAAACATTAGTCGATTTTGTCCAAAATAGCGTGATAAAACAATTCAAAGCCTTCGGTAAAATTTTAGAAGGACTTTTTACCATCGATTTATCGAAAATCAAAGAAGGAGCAACCGATATTAAGGACGTGTACGTAGACAATTTCAATAAAATAACGTCCGCCGTAGGCGAGTTTTCCGCCGAGCTACAGGAAGAATTCCTCCGAAAACAAGAAATACAACAAATCACCAAAGAACTAGCTAAATCCGAGGCCGACTACATCAACCAACTATACGGACTAAACACAGAACTAAGCGAACTAACAAGACAAGGAGACGACCTAAACTTATCCTATGCCGAGCGTGAAGAAGCACTACAAAAAGCCGTTAAAACCACACAAGAACTCAACAAAATCGAACAAAACCGTATCGACCAACAACGCCATCTGCTCCAACTCGAACAACAAGCAAGCGACATAACCGACCAACGACGTGCCGAAATAGCCAAACAACTCAACGAGCTTACCACAAAACAAAAACAGTTTTTTGACGAAGAAGCACAGGCTAAAAACAAAATCGTAAAACTTAAAAAAAAACAAGCCGCCGAGCAAACCCAAATCGCTCAAGAACAAGCACAAAAGCAACAAAAAATTATCGAAGAACAACTGCAAAAACAAAAAACATTACTCGATATTTTTACCGCCGAACAAATCGGAACACACAAAAAAACACTACAACAACAGCTCGACCTCGACCGACAAATAACCGAAAAATCCAAAGAAATACTACTGCAAGAACTTAACGCCAAAAAGATTTCCAAAGAAAAATACGCTTTAGAAATCCTAAAAATCGACCAACAACTCGCCAAAGCACAAGCCGAGATAATAACCGACAACGCCAAACGCGAACTCGATAGCTTTGTCCAACAAAATCAATCCAAATTAAAAAACAACCAACTACTAACGGACGAACTATTAACCGCCGAACTCGAACGAGAACAAGCCATAGCCGACCAAAAAAACGCCTTTGCTCTAACGCAGTACCAACAGGGAATTATCAACCAAACCGAATACCAAACCGAACTTTTAGCCATAAAAACCGACTTTTTAGATAAAGAAAAAGCCCTACAAGAACAACACCAAACCGACCTACTCGACCAGCAAAAACTCGCCCGAACCTTAGAACACCAAAGCCAACTCTTAGACTTGGAAAACAACGCTTGGGACGAGTTCGAGAAAAAACAAATCATCCAAGACCAACAAAGAGAAATCGAAACCGCAAAACTCAAAGAACAACTCGACAACGGCTTAATCACACACGAAAATTACCTACAAGCACTCGAAAACTTAGAACGAGAACACGCAAAAAAATCCGCCGAAATCAACTTTGAACGAGAAAGCTACAAAAACCAAGTAGCCAGCCAAACACTCGGTAATCTCGGCAAAATAGCAGGCGAAAACTCTAAAGCTGGCAAAGCCTTTGCCGTTGCCCAGACAACAATCGATACCTATCAATCGGCAATTGCCGCTTATAAATCTTTGTCGGGCATTCCGATAGTCGGTCCAGCACTCGGTGCAGTAGCCTCGGCTGCCGCAATAAAAACAGGACTGGATACTATTAAAAAAATCAAAGGAACCAAAGAACCCAAAACACCGAGCGTTCCCAACACCGAAATCCAAGCCTTTGCCACTGGCGGTATTGTCCAGTCGGGCGTTCCGATTTATCGAAAAAACGGCGACAACGTCTTGATAACCGCAAAAAAAGGCGAGGTAATCCTAAACGAAAAACAACGAGACTTTATCGGTACAAATTTATTACAACTCGCTGGCGTACCTGGTTTTGCAAACGGCGGACTGGTCGGGCTTCCAGCATCACAAAATCCAACTATTCAGAACCAAATCACGCAAACCATCGACCTAGACGCTCTGACCAACGCCGTCCAAAAAGGAGCAGAACAGGGAAGCTATAACGGAAGCTCACAAGGCTCGCAAAACGGACTAACCGAACTTTCTAACAACCGAGAAATTATGCAGAATGCAACGTTTTAGGAGGTTTTATATTCCTGCATCTGTTTTTGTACAATTTCTTGGGTTTGTGCTAATAGGTCTCGGCTTAGTTCACAACTTAAAAAGAAATAAAAAAAGGCGGTTTTCATCGAGCGGGTAAGGTTTATTTTCCATTTGTTAGATTTGTCCGAAAATAATAAACTTAAATAGGATTTATCGATCGCCATTTGTTTGATTAAATCGTTGCGTTTGATACCGTATTCGTCCATCTTGGCAAAAATCCATTCTTCGGTTATATCGCTCAATTGTAAATTATAAACCACGGGTATAATTTTTATTTCTTTGTCAGGAAATATTTTTCTTGCCCGTTCCAAAAGGTCTTTTTGTCGTAAAACAATTCCGTTGATTAGTCGATTTTGGCTAATTCTTACCTTATTGTTTCCTATTATTTCTATATCAATTCCGCCGTAACGTCTGTAATTGATAATGGACAATTTTTGTCGGTCGGTAAGTTCGATTTGTTGTGGTTCTGAAGTTTCTGTCTGTGTTTTCATTGTTCTATTCTATGAACTTTTAGTTACACCACAAAGATAAAACAAAAGTTTTAAATACAGAAACTTTTTAGTGTTTTTTTACTACACATTTCCAAAAAAAACACCTTCCACAACCTACCCCCAAACAAAGCGACTTTCCCATAAATTATGCAGAACGCCGTGTTTTAATTATATTTGGGTTAAATTTGTTTTTTTTTAGCATGAACCCATTTAAATCCCTTGTTTCCAAAACCAAAACGCTTTACAAAAACGGGTTTTCGGACGTTCAGACAGGAAAATATGCTCTCGAAAATCCGACTATCCAAACCGAAAAAACCGCCCGAAAACGCCTCGAAATATGCCGTGATTGTGCAGATTTCCAGACCGAACCGATACCTTTTTTGCGTATTACAGACAAAAATATACCCGAATTATCCGAAAAATATTGTAAAAGTTGCGGGTGTGCCCTACCTTACAAAACCCGTCAAAACATCCAAACATGCCCAAAATGGAACAGCAATTAACCGTCTTTGCGTTTATTTCTAAAAATTATGCCGTCTTTCAGACACTCTTAAAAATAGGCAAAATATCCTACTCGGTGGCTTTGCACTACAAAATTTATAAGCATTTTCAGACGCTCAAAGATTATCCAAGAATGCAGGCCTACACCGAAATTGCCGAGCATATGCACGTCTCGGAGAACACCGTACAGCGTGCCGTAAAAGAAATGGAAGAAATTATTAATATATGATATTTTTTTGTGTTTTCTCACAAATCTATACTCAACAATTCTCGTCCGAGTCTATGCAGACCCTCTTTTATCTTTTGTCGCTGGGCTGGTCGCGGTTTGCGGTGTCCTGTGGCGTAGTGGTGCAGTTGTTTTTGGTTGATGTTGGTAACCCCTTGAAATTACCGGAACACTAACCAGCGATTTCATTTGTAATAAAGCGGACGAAACATCCAAATCATAACGTAATAAATAATCTTTATTCACAATATAATTAGGCAAAACATCGCCGTCTTCTATACAACCCTGTAAATGAAAACCTAACGCCGAAACAAACGCTTCTTTGAGTTTTTCTAATGTTTTTGCTGTTACCACAACCACCCCATTTATATCCTTATTTTCCAAAAAAGCAGAAAAATTTTTGTCAGTTGCCCTAACTTGCACTTTTAATGTTTTCATAACTTTATTTTTTTATTTCCAACCCGCTTGCTTGAATATGCTGTTTAATAGTTCTTGGCTTAAAGTGTCGTTAGGCTTACCATTTACCGTTACTTTGGTCGTTTTTGTGTTATGTTTGAATTGTCTATGACTACCTTTTTGGTTTTTCAGAAACCAACCCTCCGATTCTAACATTTTTATAACCTCTCTTACTTTTAAGCGCTTCATAAACAACTATAGTGCAAATATAACTAATTAGTTATCAACCACCAAGTTTTTTCATATTTTTTTTATTCCCCACAACTTGCTACAATTCTTAAGGTTAAAACACAAGTACTTTTGCGTTTTAAAAAAATATGACAAAAAAATACATCCAAGCACCGCTACCTTTTCAAGGGCAAAAACGCAACTTTTTAAAACAATTTACCGAACTTATAAATCAATTGCCAGATGATAGTGTTATCGTAGATTTGTTCGGTGGTTCGGGGCTTTTGAGCCACACCGCAAAA